ATTCTGAGGAGCGGTGTCTGCATCAATGTTGAATATTAAAAATCGTTCGTCGTTGGGGTTTACTGCAATAGTACCTATAACTTGACTGCCATCATCTTGGTCCAATCTAATTTGGCTAATGCCTGGACGCAACACACCATACATGCCAATCACAGCTGGCCACAACAGCGTACTGTCACTGACAAGTGTGGTAGGATCTAGATTGTTGTTTGTGGGTTCTTGCACTATTAATTGTTGTTGTAAACACTGTATCTGGTTGCCAATTACAACCACAGCATAGTTGTATGGTGTGATTTTTTGTCTTGTGCCCAACAGTAAATCGTTGTTGATAATAGCATCCACAAAGTCGCCTTGCGCATCGTACATGCTGGCAATCACACGCTCGATAATGCCCAGCTTCTTGACTTTAGCAGGTGAGCTGATCCAGATAGGCAAGTTAAATCTCAATGTACAAATGTCAATGGGATTTTCTGTGCCAATGGGTATAGTACGGCTGGTCCATTGTGTGGATTCAAGCTCGACCACACTCAGTGAAGTCCAATCCAAGAAGTTGTCTGTACTCTGAACTTCCAGTGCAGGATTAAACAGTGTGAGAATCTGCTCCAAGATCTGAAACTTTTGATTGGTGTTTGATGTCCAAATATCTAGAGTAATGGTTAACTTGTAGGGCACAGGCATTAGGCGTTCGATAGTGAATGCATTGCCCTGTGTGGTCTCATAAGTTTCTGTGTCTGGGTCGTATGTGCGTTGACGAATTACACGTTTGCTCACATGATAAGGTTCTTGCATTCTGGGACGATCGTAATCCAATCCTGAAATGTAAAAGGTCATCATTGGTGTAGCAGGTAAAAAGTTTGCTGAGTTTTCTTGTATGATTGTTTGTGCATTACGGCTAGCATCACCGTAGCGTACAGGAACTCGTAACAGTGCAGCCGCATCAGAACCTTCTTGGCGCCCGTACTCAACTTGGAATCCAGAAAAGATTCTAGTGAATTGCAGTAAGAATCTGCGTATCTGTTCATCATAAAAGAATTGTTGCATTGTTTAACTCGATCTTTGTCCAGGTCTAGTATCTGGGTAAGGGTTAGGCGGCTTGTTGCCATTGTCATCGCCGTTGTCTGCTCTTGGCTTGAGAATCTCGCTCAAGCTCTGACGACTTGGGATATTGCCCATGTCTGTTGTTTTCACTGTGTATGTATTGTTAACAAAGCCTGAACGTAAAGTATTGTTGTTGCTACCATTGTTGAGGTCAGTACGAACATTGTCTTCAATGCGTGTCCAACGTGTGCCTGAATAACGGAACAAGCGATTGGGGAAATAGTCCAATCGCAGAGCATAGTCACCTACAGATGGATTGTCCGGGAACGCAACACCAGCTGATGTTGGGAAGCCATTGGGCGGTATACCATCACCAGTCAAGTAGCCAGCAGTATAGCCATCTGTGTCTGGAGTCAAGTTCATGCCACCTTCGGTGCCGTCAACTGTGGTAGCACCATCTGTGGTCAAGCCCACAGGATTTGCTGGTTGACCTTCCAAAGTATTTGGTACCACATACATCTTGGTCACATCATAACCAGATTTTGGAACCTCCACATCGGCTTGTACAAGAATAGCATCGTTGATTTGCTGATCTTTGGGTCTAGTGCTCATCAAATCACTTTCAGTGCCTGGAGTGTATGTACGCCAATAAGTGGCATTGTCTATTGCTGTACCAGCTGGTACATTTATTCTGGCTTGATAGTACACATCACCCTGGTTCACAATAGAGCCAGCAGGATAGAAGTTGTCATTGTCCCAGATGGTAGAGTTGACCATGGGCTTTTTGAGCACATCTTTGTATTCTTGAGCATTGGTCAGCGGTGTGGCTTTCACACGCCACAAGTGTGGCAACCAAGTTTGTGAAAAGCCTTCTGATGCAAACGCCGCATCTTGAATCACATAGTACTTGGGCAAGGCTTCAGGAATGTTTGAATTCAACGGATAGTAATCTTTTAAGTTGGGCAGTTCCAACACATCACCAACCATGAGTTTACGCTGGAATACGTCAATCATGTTGTTGTAGTGGAATGTGATAAACAATGTATCGTTGTTCAAGAACAGACCAAATTGACTCAAGTCAAAATCTACGTCTTGAGCATTGTAAACACCACGCATGACATAGATGTCTTGATCGTAGATTCTATCACGATTTTCCAACAACAGCAAGTCTTGTATGTTTAACGGACTCAACTCATCATACACAGGTTGTGTAGCATCTGCGTTGCCAGAGAATGCCGAGTCCTCACCACCAGTTTCGGGTCCCATGTATTTGTGAACGTAGATATCTACCCCACCAACAGTGTACATCTCTTTGATGGTACGATCCAAAAATTGGTAGTCGCGGGTTCGATTGGGGCGGTATAGGCTTAGGCGTGGCATAATGTTATTTATAGCATTCTGGTTGACTGAATATTCCCAAACTGCTATAATTAGGGCTTGACAACACAAAGGAGCCACAATGCTTACAGATGCACAAAGCGAGCAAATTAATAATACTGAAGTATACACTTTAGATTATGAGGCAGAAGCACTACAAAGTTTTAATTCTACAGGAAACGACTTAATGGACGAACTAGAAGTCCGTGCCACTAATGTTATTCTGGAACAAACTGGGTGGGACGCTCGCGAGGATTTGGGTGGCATTACCGCCTATTTTAAAGATAATACTTTAGTAGCATTCTACGATTACGAGCAGTTTCGGGGCACTGTGTTCTAAAAACAACACTTTTAGCGGGGTTGACATCAAACTCAATCCCTGCTATAATTACATTTATTGCTTTTTGGAGAACGTATGAAAGTTGCAACAAAACCGGTTAAACCCTTAAACCCACGTAGTGCGGATACCAATGCCATGGGCATGGAACCCACGTGGACCCGACAGCCCACAGACAATCGGTTCAGTGCCTTGAGCAAAGCGTTCTCCTGGTACAATTACTTTTACGGCAAAAAAGATGCTCGTGAGATGATTGTGGCTTACTTGGAAGCGCATGACCGTAAAGCAGACGTTCGTACACTCAAACGCATTCCTGACAGCTCAATCCGTTTGACCACAGGCTGGCTGTGCCGCATGAGCATGGTGGGACTAGAGCTTACAGATCAAGAACAGATCAAATTGGATAACTTGTTAAAAGAGGTCTTGGAATCTAAACAAACTGAGATTGCAGAAGAAATACCCGTAGAAGATGTGGTGCCAAAGATTACTATTCAAGACCGACTGCGCGAAAAGGTGTCAGAATGCGCAGGTGAGCTAGATGGCTTGTTTGATGAGTTCATTGCATCAGGCGCCAAACTCAACGCAGATTACAAACCTGTGGCGCTCATGCGTTCAATGAATATTGCTCCACAAATGGTCAATGACATTAAACAAATTTGGACACGCAAACTTGCAGAATTTGATGAGACAGTAGCTGGCAAAGACGCCGACTTGGTACAAGGTTACGGTTACATGACCAAAGTACAGTTACGTAATTGTGTAAAATTCTGTGAGCTTGTGATCTCAGACTGTGGCGCTTACGTACAGATTAAAAAGGTTGAGCGCAAGCCACGCAAAGTCCGGACAGTGCCACCAGAGAAACGTGCCGCAAAGTTCAAACATATTGTGGAATTTGCCGAGCTCAAACTCAAAGGCCTACCGGCAGCAAGCCTGGTGGACAAGGCAGAAGCCTGGTTGTATGACACCAAAAAACGCAAGCTGATCCACCTTGTTGCGGACAGCCACACACAGGCCTTTACTGTAAAGTCTAACTCAATTATTGGGTACAGCACCGTAGAAAGCCAGCAAAAAACTGTGCGCAAACCAGCAGACGTACTCAAAGCTCTGGGTGCCGCAGGTAAACCAGCCGCAAGAAAGATCTACAAGGACTTGACCACAACAGAAACACCGTTCAACGGACGTGGTACAGAGAACTTGATCATTCTAAAAAGCTGGTAAATAAAGGGGACGGAGTCCCCCAATGGCAGAACAGCAACAAAACTCGCTTGAGACACTCAAGCAAAACTTAGTAGAATACGTAAAACTCCAGCTCGGTGATCAGATTGTTGATATCGAGCTGGACCCTGCTCACTACGAAGCCGCTTATCAAAAAACGCTAGGTACCTATCGCCAACGGGCCAGTAATGCCTACGAGGAAAGCTACAGCTTTATGGAACTGGTCAAGGATGTCAACATCTATCAGTTGCCACAAGAGGTTGTGAGTGTACGCCAAGTATTCCGTAGAACGTTTGGCGATTCAACAGGCCCGTTTGCATCAAACTTTGATCCGTTTGCACAGGCCAGCTTGAACGTATATCTAATGAACTTCAACGTAGCCGGCGGTCTTGCCACATACGACTTTTACAGCCAGTATGTTGAACTGGCCGCACGTATGTTTGGTGGCTACATGAACTACACCTACAACTCTGTTACAAAGAAAATACAACTGATCCGTGACCCAAAAGGCACAGGCGAGAATGTGTTGCTTTGGACTTATAATCTAAAACCAGAAATTAACTTGCTACAGGACTTTCAAATCTCACAGTGGATCAAGGACTACATGGTCGCCAACTGTAAAATGATTATTGGTGAAGCACGTGAAAAGTTTGGATCAATTGCAGGCCCGCAAGGTGGCGGCACTCTAAACGGAGCCGCAATGAAAGCCGAAGCCAAAGAGTCCATTATTGCCCTGGAAGACCAACTCAAGAACTATGTGGATGCCAGCCAGCCACTGACCTGGGTAATTGGTTAAACACTAGATTGCACATACGCAAGTTCTGTGTTATACTAACACATGGACTTGATGATCGACTTAGAAGGGCTTGCAACAGGCCCAGATACCTGCATTTTAACTATTGCGGCCCAGAGCTTTGACCCGTTTGGACAAGGCCATTCTGGCCAGAGTTACTATGCTAGAGTTACGTTAGAAAGCCAAGAAGACCGGGCAATTGAGCAAGGCACAATTGAATGGTGGGCCACACAACCTGCTGTGGTTCGGGACGAAGCCTTTGCAGAAGAAGGACGTATACCACTTGACCAAGCTCTAGATGAACTGGGCCGACTGATTTGGCACTCCAACAGAATCTGGGCACAAGGTCCCACATACGATATGAACATTCTGGAGCATGCCTACAAGAGCTATCACAAACCCTTGCCCTGGAAGTACTACATGGTGCGTGACAGTCGTACAGTGTTTAGTCTATGGCCTGATCAGCCTATTCCGCCCACAAGTCACCATGCGCTTGAGGACTGCCGCAGACAAATTGGCATGCTACAACGCACACTGGATCACCTTAACGTAACCTCCTTAAAATGACCCTTCCCAAACTGCTCGTTATTGGCAACGCTCGACACGGAAAAGACACTGTGTGCGATATTCTACGTGAAGAATTTGGCTACAGCTTTCGCTCTAGCTCGGACTTTTGTGCGGAAAAGTTTATCTATGATGAACTCAAAGTCAAGTACGGATACACTAGCTATGAGCAGTGCTTTGAAGATCGACACAATCATAGATCTGAATGGTACGACATGATTCATGCATACTGCCGGGACGACTACGCTAGACTAGGTAGAGAAATTTTTGCTGAAAACTCCATCTACTGCGGTTTGCGTAACAAGAGCGAGTTCCACGCCATGCGCAACACACAAGTGTTTGATTATGCTATTTGGGTAGACCGTAGTGATTACCTACCACAAGAAGATCGTTCTAGCATGAGTTTGGAAATTTGGATGGCCGACTATGTGATTGACAACAACGGCGGACTTGAAGACCTGCGGCGAAATACCCGTGAGTTGATGACCACACTGTTACAGATCCACAGCTAAATCGCCCGGTTTCCAAGGCAACTCGCTTTTGTTGATGGCCTCAACACAGTTGCGACAAACACATTTTAGATTCTTGACTCCAGTGTTGTTTAAATCGCCATCCACATGATATACTAATATTTGACTTGAGTACTGAGCTTTAAACCCGCACCGGTCACAAGTCAATTTCTTTTTAAACCCTGCAGATTCCCAGCGGGGTTTTCTTGTTTTTACTCCACGATTTTTTCTAGTGCAACTATCACAGCGACCACGATAGTGAGTAACTCCGTTCTTGGTGTAGTTTACAGCACAAGGACGTTGATTACAAGCTGGGCAAACGGGTCTCATACAGTATTTAGCGGCAGGACCTTTGCCAAAGGGCACCGTAACACCGCTTTTTTTGAATATACCTATAAATATTGTATCTTGAAAAGGAATTGACCATGGCTCTAGTATCACCAGGCGTAGAAGTAACAGTTATTGACGAAAGTCAATATATCCCTTCCGCTGTTAACACAGTACCGTATTTTTTAATCGCTACGGCACAGAATAAAGTAAGTTCAGACGGCGCAACAGTTGCCGCTGGAACATTGGAAGCAAATGCCAATAAAACGTATCTAATCACAAGTCAGCGGGACTTGGCTGCCACATTTGGCGTGCCATTCTTCTATCAGACCACAACAGGTACAGCAATCAACGGCTACGAGCTCAATGAATACGGCTTGCTGGCTGCTTATTCATCCCTGGGAATTACAAATCGTTGCTATGTGCAACGTGCCAACATTGACTTGTCAGAATTAACTGCCAGCTTGGTGCGTCCAACAGGTAATCCTAACGATGGTGATTACTGGTTAGACACGTCAACCTCACTCTGGGGTATCCAAGAGTGGAATCAAACAACCAACACATTCACTGTAAAAACTCCTATTGTTATCACAGACACAGCAGATGTTGTTAACTTTAGCGCAGGAGTCTTTACACCATTGGCCAGCATTGGCAGTATTGGTGATTATGCAATCTCAGCAGTATCCCCTACCAACCCAGGGTATTACAAAAATTCATCAAATGCCTGGGTACTAGTTGGATCAGATGATTGGAAAGTGTCTTGGC